CCTCGCTGCAACATCTTTCCGCATTCCACAAGGACTGTACCTTTCGGATCGGTGACGACGTAGGAACTGTGCATTTGCATCAGATTGGGCTTGATGAAAAAGCGCGTTTTTCCCGAACCTGATCCTCCGACTACCAGTACATTTTTATTTCTTGCATTGGCCGGATTTTTGGGCCTTCCGTTTAACATCAGTCCTTCACTTTGGGTAAGAATGATATTGTTTTCCGGCTTTGGGTCCATAAACGGGGCAATATCGGCTTTATTTCCCCAACGGGCTGAACCGTATTCCACATTTTTGCGGTATTTCTTAGCGTCTTTCCCTCTAAGATAGACTGCCAGCCGCATAATGGCTGCACCGCATAAACCGATCAGCCAGTCCATTGCCGCCCCCGGCCACATACTCTGAAACGCAAGGGCAAAGCCTTCGGACAGTCCTAACAGCTTTTGGGAAGCGTCCGCTCCGGGAGCCAGACGCACCGCCTCGCCCAGCTTGGCAAATACCAGAAGGAACAGAACATAAGGCAGATGGAGAATGACCTGTTTTTTCAATGTTTCTGCATCGATCTTCATCGTTCCGGTCCTCCGTGTTCTTTGTTCTTTACACGGTCACGGCCAAGCGACTGCGCCAGTTCTTTGAACTTATGAAGCTGTGTAAGCAGCGACGGTCTGGTGCTGCGTGTAAGGTCTTTTTTCGTATATTCCTTAAAAGCTGCCGTCAGTGCATCCGCCTGGTTTGCCTTGAAATATACCGTCCATTTTGGGGGATCAGTCCCAAGTTCCTTTTCTATATGGTAGCGTACCTGATGTTTCCTGGCATACCGTTCAAAAGAGCGGATTCGCCCTGAAACTTCAATGGTATTGGCTCCGGGGTCTTTATAAGTCAGCCGCTTCATGCTGTTGCGCCCGACTTTTGGCATTGTGCGTTCCTGTTCCATCTTTTGGAGTACCGCAGCAATAGCCGCACGCAGTACCCGCCCTGACAGTTTTGCTGCCTGTATAGAAACAGAAACCGTTCGTTGTTCGAGATCTTCCTGCAAGAGCATCCTCCTTTCTGATAAAATCGGTATTTATAATATGGAAATAACTTTTTACCGGCTTTCCCCAAGAACCTGCTGTCGGGAAGCGTGTTCAAAGGCTTTTGCTGCCTGATCGACCTGAATTTTAGCGTGTTTCAAAAGCGTCTTGATGATCGTAGCCGGGCGTTCCTGTTCCTCCAGATGATCGACCATCCCTTTGCACTCATCCGGGAGGTATTCAGCCATATCTTTCAACACATCGGAAAAGTTACCCATAAAGCCCCAGCAGCTATCCGACAGCTCCCCGTTTTTATAAAGCTCAAACCCATAACACTCGCCACGAAGATAGGAATCATAAGCGGCGACTTCACTGCGCATCAGTGCGTCCGCTTTCTGCCGGATGGCGCCGGTCATCTTGTCTGCGTCAAATTCCTTTAGGGCATCTTCTTTTGAAACATAGATCCAGCCGACCTGTCCGCTGTCCCATTCTGCATGAGGAGCCCTGCCTGAGAAACTTTCTGTACTCATGGCAAGACCTGAGTGGTCGTAGAGATAGAGGGGGAGCATCAGATACTTTTCCGAAATTACTTTCTGCATTGCTTCATCGATCGCCCGTTCCTCTGTCTTTGGTCCATGCCGGAAACGGCTGCTTACAATGTTTACCATCCGTTCATAGCGTTTCATGCCGGCTTCATCATGTCCTACGGTATCTAAATACATTTCCCGCAGAAAGTCGTCTTTGTCCATATAGTTGTGATGGTCGCCCAGCGCATAGCGGGGATGAAAGCATACCATCGTCCCAAAATGTTCATCTACCTCACGGGGAGAGATCAGAATATCGTCCGGCTGCACCATAAGGGCATAAGGTTCATTTACTGCCATTAACATAATTGGCTCCTTTCTTTCTACAAATCCGGACCGGAATGGTGCATCATCGGTTTTTCCCGGTGTTCATTGGTTGCAGGCTGCTTGACTGCAATGATCTCGCCGGCAATCCTTGCAAATTTTTCAGGGTACTTGAACTGCTCCCCATATTTCTCCATCAAATCCGGGGAAAGGTCTGTAAAATTTTCCTCGCCAAGACCAACGATCAGAAAATTCCCGGACACAATATCATAGATGTGGCCGTCATCGTCAAAGAGAGCCCGGTTCAGAGGCAGCCCCATCAGCTTGCCTTCTTCATTACAGATCAGAGCTACCGGGTCCTCATACGGATAGACCGCCTGAATATCTCCGCCCACTGCCGCCTGCAAGGATTTCAGACCACTTTCGATCTCCGCAGCATAAGGGGACTTGCCCGGCTCTACCATTAACACTTTCATAATTGTATATCCTCCTTCTTTTTCATTGCCGTACCGGGAGCGGCTGGCGTTTTTTCCTGAGTTTTTGCCACAGAGAGCTTCCCCAGGACGGAAGGCTTCTCCCGGTTTTGGGGTGTAAAAATACCGCCCTCCGAAACCTCGGCGGCGGCATGTTCCGTTTTGGCCTGTTCCAGTCCTTCAACCGTATAGCCAGGTAAAAGAGTACCGTGAACCATAAAATGGTGCTCATATCCTTTCGGGATTGGCGGGGAAATTTCCGTGAATAAATGGGAATAGGCTTTCTTTCGCCCGTCCAGGTATTTTATGGCTGCGTTCTTATCTGTATATCGTTTCTGGTTTTGTCCGGCAATCTTTGCTCCATATCCCTGCTTCGGGGAATGAATACGGACTTCCCATGTCACATACCAGGCAATCGGAACACTCTGTTTGGTTTCTCTGTTATATTTCGTATCTTCCCAAATACTGCAGGTCATCTGATAGACCCGGTTGCTGATTTTCTGATCCGCCCTCCAGTTATCGGTGTCTTTCCACTGGTTGCCGGTATGTTCGATCTCCGGTGTACGAAGATATTCCAAAGCCCGGTTGATCGTCTGTGTTGCCGCTGCCTGCTGTTCCCACTGTTTTGCGGCAGCCACCACGATTTCATAGGCTTTCTGCTCCCCGTCGATACTTCCCTGGCGCATGGCTTCCAGGCTATCTATTCCCATTGTGATCAGAGTAGAAATATCCACATTTTCACAAACTACGCTGTGTTCAATTTTAAGCTCTGATCCCGGCGTCAAGTGGTCGCCATACCGGTAGGCATGGTAATCCCTGTTTTCTTCCAAAATGCTGTTCACCTCCTGCTATATTTCCGGCTCATGGTTTTTTCTGGAAACCGTCTGTGCCGGTGATTTTTTATCTGCCGGCCTGTTTGCCGCAAGCTGATCCATCACGGAAGGACGGCCGACGCCGAACATGGATAGCTGACCGTCCGCTGCCTCACGAAGTTCAGAAACAGAGAGGGGAAGCGTTACATCGGCATGGGTCAATAGCTGTTCCCGTTTCAAATCCTGAATGATCTCGTCAAAAACAGCGTTGATTGCACGGCGTTCTTCCCCCACAGGGAAGGCTTTCAATACCTCCATTTCTCCGTCTTTACCGGAAACCAGGGTAAGGGCACAGTCGGCATGGCCTGCCAGATAATCCGATGTGTAGGGCAGTTTGTCCTTGATATAACAGGCAAAGGCTCTGGCTGTCATTTCCACATTGCTGTCCCAATAACCGCCGTCTTTTTCACATTCTTTTCCCATGCGTACCGAATTACGGTAAAAATCAGTTTCCGTCCGTCCAATCTGCGGAGCTTCCTGCGCCTGCATCCCGGAAAGCATACGCTCAAAAATTTCCAGCCGTTCCCGTTCACTTTTGGGAATTACCCGGCCGGTAACATTCTTCTTAAATGCGCTGATCTGTTCCACAGAGCCGGGTTCGCCGGACAAAAATGCTTCCCGCAAGACTGCGTAGGTTTCCATCTGTTCCTCATTGCCATACCGTTTCAGGGAGGCAAGAACCGAGGAATCCAGCCAGCTTGCCGCATTTTTCCGGGTGCGTTCTGTTTGTGCTTCCGTGCGCTTTGCTGCCTGTTCCGGTGTTTCCGGTTTATACTTCATGGTGTCAATGAGTTTTCGGAACGGCGCATAGAGGCGGGGCTGTTCTGACAGCATCCCTTTTGCGCCCATCTTTGTACCAAGATAATCGTCAAGTCCATGCCACCATTCATGTGCCAGCGAACCGGCCCCGTGCATTTTCGTAAGATTGATGACTGTACGCAAAGGTTCATAATGAGCCGCAGCATTGCCGCTGCCTCTTGCACCAAAAGCAATCGCAAGCGTTCCCTGATAAGCAATATCTTTATCGCTGATCTTAAGGGCTGACGCCAGATCCTTTAGTGCTTCAAATCCCATGTTAAGGGAGGTCTGACGGTCGTTCTGGTTCATCCAGTTTCCAAACTCGCCGCCGCGGAACCCAAATGTATCAAGATAATGCTGTCCGGTGATCTCCACGCCATTCCGATAATCCGGTCCGGTACGTTTGACATGGGCAAGCTGTGGAGGGACAAAACGGATCTTTCCGTTTTTGTTCCTGCCTTTGGCAAGTTCCTGCACCCATTTCAGGGCAGCTTCTTTGGTCTCAAAATTGGTCCGCAGGATCGAATAGCCTTTTGTCACATAGTAGGTACCGGGTTTCCAGTCCTCATTTTTAGAATAGGTATGTTTCCCGTCGTTGAAGTGGATCGCATAACCTTTCGGTATTTTCTGCTCTTTGGAAACACAAAACTGTTCCTTTTTTGCTTTCTGAGTAAAGTTGCGCTCAAAATATTCAGCCGAGCGGATCAGCATGGTATTGGACAATTTGTTTGTGATCACGGGATTGTCCTGTCCCTTTTTCGTTGCCCGGTAATGGATTCCGCTTCCCCAGCCCTGTACCTTTTCTAAATATCCATTGACAACGAAAAAGCGGTCATAAGCTCTCACAGCATCCTCCACAGTACGGACATCTGAAAGCACTGTCTGCAATTCCCGGACTGTTTTTATATATTCCTTTTGCCTCGCGGTCCGTTTTTCCGGGGTGTCATCCGTGCGGTAATACTGAGGGGAAACGTTTAAGCCGTCCCTTGCTTTTTTAATAAAATAAACCACGCCAAGAGGAATCCCTTCCTCCAGCATGGCTGCATAGTCCGGCTTTTTCCAGACATTATCCTTTTTCACAAATTTTTCGGCTTCGCGCTCATTCATGGCTTCCAGATCATCCGCATACAGCCCGCGGTCTTTCCACAGGTCTTTTTTCGCACCGCCGATCTTTTCGCCGAAATCTTCATGCACTCCTGCCAATCTTCATCACCTCCAGTCAGTGTAAAATTCTTATCGCTCCGGGGCAGGGCGGCGTTCTTCGTTTTTGTGAAGTTGTGGGAGGTTTCCTGTGAGCCGGTCAGTTTCCCTGCGGATCAGTTTGTCCAGAGCGCCTAAATCCTCCGGTGCAATGGCAAACTCCCGGTAATTTTCATACCACAGGCCCGTAGAGATTGCCACGATGGGCGCAATTTTCTCCGAACCGGATGGAAGAAGGCGATACACAGGGGCTTCGTCATAAAGAAGCATCTGCTTTGCCGTTCCCTGTGGTATGCGGTACTTATCCATATCCGGGTTCTGGGCTGCCTCCATATATTGCATATTCAGGCGTTCTTCTAAATCCTGGGGCATATAACGAAATGCCTGATCCATCCACTGTCTGAACATCGTGGAATAGTGGTACTGCCATTCCGTAACTTGATTCGGGGCATAAGAAAATCCCCAACTTTTCAGAGCATCTTTTTCGTAAAGCTCCATTTCAGTCCATTCTTTCAGGCTGACCGTAGCCGCTGAACCATCTTTGTGTTCGATATTGACGCCGCAAGGATAGAGGATATTTCTTTTTATATCCTGTCGCAGCGTGTCTAAATCCATCATCAGGACATCTCCGTACAAGTGACCGTCCTCTCTGCGTTCCGTATGAAACAGGAAAGCCCTCGCTCCGATAAACTCCGTTGTTGAGATCATTTGATGAAGGTCTGCCGTAGAACAATAAGCAAACAAGGCGTCGGAAAGCCACATGTGATTTTTCCCCATGATGGCAATGGAATCAGCCCCGGTATTTGTCGCCAGAGAACGCATATTAAATTCGCATTCCCTAAGAAAATCTCCGGCAAAAATATGTATCTCATACGCAAAGACGGATAAGTCTGTATCACGGATCAAATGAATCTGCGGTAGTGGTTCCTGATTCAATCAAATTCCTCCTTTCATGTGAACCTGACAATTACCGGCTTTCCTTATCATGGGAAGGTGCCGGCGGCTTTTTTGCCGGTTCCGTTTTTGCTGCCTGTTCCCGCATTGCTTCCAAAACAGAAGGGCGCCTTTCCGCAGTCTGTTCCAACCGGGCAAGGGTATTAAGTGCCCACTCCGCATTACGGTTAATGGAGGATATAAGGGCGCCCTCCACTTTGAAAGCACCTTTGAACACCCTGGCAACCTTTCCGTTTTCTTTTGCGTCTGTCTCCGCAGGTTTTCCTTGAATAGCACGGCCCATATTTTTGAGATGCCGCCCCATTTCGTGATATTCCGTACTGAAAGCATCAATTCTGGCAACAGCCCTGTTGCTGACCTGCATACTTTTTTCTGCCGCACTTTGAATGGACTCCAACACCGGTCTGACATGTAAAAACTGTGTGATCCCATTCAAAGCGACAGCACCGCGTTCCCTGAAATCGGTAAGGATATTCCTGCATCCGTTTATGATCTGGCTTTTGAGTTCGGAAAGACGGTGACGCATAACGGAAATATTCGCCTCCATAGCTGTATAGCTCTTTTGGAGAGCATCTTTCAGAGAATGGTTCTGTAATCCCTGCATTTCCTGACGTACTGCCTTTAATTCCTCGGTTGCCTCCAAAAGACGCTGCTCCATCCCGGTCACATGCTCGATCAGCTTGGAAAATTCTTCATATCCCGGTGTGTTGTTGTCTTTTAGGAGAGCAAGCAGTTCTTTGACCTGCTCATTTTCCGCAATCGGCTGGCTATCTGTCTCCGTCATTCATCAATCCCTCCCATCTGCCGGTAGCGGCCCTCCGGCAATCTTGCCGACAATCTCCGGACCAGTTTCATAAATCTGCATGAGGCGTTTTGCTGTGCCGCAGGGCTGTGCAGCTCCGCTGGTCCAAAGACGCACTGTGGATGGGGCAACATTCATCAAAAGCGCAAAGCCCTTTTCGTTCATGTCCAGCTTTTTCATCAGCGATTTAACCATATCGGGGCCGTAGTCTGGACACCGGGAAGCCTCGGCAATCATCTGCAAAGCGGTATTTTCATTTTTTTTCATTTTCAAATCCTCCTGTTATTTGTTTACCAGCCTTATGCCGGGGCGAAGCTGATCTGGTTGTGTTTCATCCTTTTGGCAAAGTCCGGCAGCGAATAATTTACCCCGTCAATTTCTGCATGGGTGTCATCCAGACGATGGCAAACAGCAAAGTGCCTGTCCCCGTTTCCATAGAACAGGCAGAGTAAACCATTGTCAGGAATGGAAAACAGCGCTTTTCCGGCGCAGTCTGTAAAGCAGATCTGTTGAGATCCATTCATGTTGAAATCCTCCCTAAATTGAAACAGCCGCCTCTTTTGGGCGGCGTTGGTGCTGGCTGGTTTGCAGTTGTTCCCGAACCTGCAGCAATTTCTCATTGTAATCTTTTCCCATCCGGGGAGGGTTGACACTTACCCGGATATGACGGAAACGTTTATCCTCGTGGAGCATGGTCTTGATTTTCCGGGCATTGACAAATCCGGCAAGGTCGTGGTCCATATAAAGGGTAACACGCCGGATCTCCGGGTGGCGTTCCAGGAAAGAAGTCAGCGCCACATGGGAAGTACCTCCCAAAGACAAGCGATAACCATTCCATTTCCATCCCTCCAGCTCTTGAAGTGTTGCATGGGAAAGCACATCAATAGGAGCTTCAAAGACTGCCACATGCCGGCTGCCCGGACTTTGCGGGGGATAACAAAAGTTATATCCTTTGTCGCTGCCATAGACATCCTTTTTGAGATTGCCGCTGATACTGCGCATACAGGCGAACTTCGCTTTCCCGGAATCATCTTTCCCAACAAACACACAAACCGGTTCTCCATGATACCGGGCTTCGTAAAAAATCCCGGCTTGTAAACACTGGCGAATGACTTCTGAGCTGATCCCCCGTTTCTGCAAATAGGAGACCGCGGCGGTCGCGCAACGTCTGGCCCAGGGGAGAGAGAATGCTTTCTTTTCCGGTTCTTTTGATACCTGTATTTCTGCCGTACTTCGGTAAGCCGGTGTATGTCGGATTTCTCCACCTACCAGAGCATGAACCGCATCCACAAGACCATATCCCCGAATCTGGATCAGGTAGTCCAGCGCATTGATACTCCGTCCACGGCTGTTCCAGTACCAGTACCTTTTCCCTGTCACATATACTAGACTGTCATGTTCCTTATGCCGGAAATTAGGTCCATCCCGTTTCAGCACACCAGGTTCATGGAACTGCAGGTAAGTAAACAGATCAGCTTCCCGCGCTGCCTGAATCTGTTCTTTGGTTACGCCGGGCATTGTACCGGCACAGTGATTCTTTTCATCGTGCTTTGCCTCCTTCCTGTGATGGAACGAAAAAAGACACCCAAAGGTGCCTAACAGCCGTACAGATCGTGATTGACCTCGGCACGGTAATAGCTGTCCATTGTAGCCGGGGCATTATACAGCGCCGCCAGCAGATATGCTTTGATATTTCCGACCTTCGTCGTGTTCTTGTCGATACAGTCAAAGACATACTCTAAGTGGCCGGAATTGATCTTCAGGAACCGGCTCTTGACGATCTCCCTCGGAAAATCATCTCCGGCAATGCGAATGTAAGGGCGTTTCGACAAAATCACTTCAAGCATAAGTTCAAGGGCTTCGTCCAGACGTTCCCTGCCATACCGTAAGACCAGTAAGTCATATTCGATATTTTCTTTGATGATTTCACGATAGGCTTCTATCAGCTCTATCCGATCCATCCCATCCGTGCGGCTTGCCGCTTCCGGCTCTGCCGGATAGATTGATGGATAAGTTATTGATTTATCTTTTTTTGATTTTTTTGTTTTTAATGGATTAGTATTTAATTGTGCCGGATTTTCCTGTTCAGGTTCCGCCTGTTTAGGTTTTGCCTGTTCAGGTTTTACCTGTCTTGGATTTTCCCGTTTAGGTGAAAGCCCTGTGTTTTCGGTACTTACAGGCTGCTCATGGATCGTATATTCAATGTCTCCCAACTGCCCGTTATCATAGCGGAGGCGCTGTCTGGTGAGATAACCATGCCGCTCCAGTTCCTTCAGGGCAGTAGTGATAGAATCCACACCGTCCTTGCAGATATGGGCGAGTCCCTTCGTGGTATAATCCCAATCTTCCGGCAGCGACAACATAAGTGATAAAAGCCCCTTTGCCTTTAAGGACAACTCCGTATTGCGCAGATGGTGATTGCTCATTATCGTAAAGTCCTTTGTTTTCTCTACACGGAATACTGCCATTGTATCGCCTCCTTTCTTCGACTATTCCGTTACAAAGCATGATCCCTGTGGTCATAATGGAGATGACCGCCAGAGACCTTCGCATGGTTTTTCAGTTTCACTTCGCCCCGTTCCTGGCTCTCTAAAAATTTCTGATAGCCGGCATCTGTAAGGAACAAGCGCATCTTATCGCCTTTGTCGCCAACAGGGGAATCGTAAGACAATACATCAAAAACGATCATGTGCCTTACCTCCGGGTCAAAGCGTTCAAGTGCCATGATGTCATGCCCCTTCAATTTTTCTGCACCTGATTGCTGTCTGGCCTCGGCGATCTTTTCTCCAATCGTCCGGGCTGGATAGGGCAGACGGTAATTCTTCTGAATATCTTTTACCAAGTCCATGCACTCTGCATTTGACAGAACACGAAGTTTTGCCATAAGACCTTCTGCCGCCTCCCGCTGTTCGGAATTATTTGAATACCTCACGGTCATATAAAGTTCATTCAGGATCTTTGTCTGATAATCGCCCTCCACCTGAAAGAGCAGCTTTTTTTCCATTTCGTTTAATTCCATGGGGATCTCCTTTCTCTTGAAAATAGGTATGAAAAAAGGGCGCCCACCTTAAAAGTGAAACGCCCACGGCAATCAGCGGTCAGACATAAAGCCGGACCGCTGGCACTATTAAATTTTGTCGTTAATAAAACAGCCTCCTTTTTTCTTTATAGTTTTCGTCAATTTTCAACTTGGAAAAGGAATTGAATAAAAGACGACAAACGCTCAAACCCCTTGAAAATAAAGGCTTTTTCTGTTTGTCGTTATTATACCGTAACGGCACTCTCACGCGTCTTATCTTATTAACAACATGTCTGACAAGTTTACGGACTTTGACATCGCTAAGCGGCTGGGAGATACCGTAGAAACCCTCCATGATACATACGCTCACTGGTTTAAGGCCGCAGATAAGGCAATCATAGAGGTCATTGATGGAAAGCAACCGGAGAAATTTGCAGAGCTCAGAGAACTCAAGATGCTAGCTGATGAGGGCATCATCACTCAGGAGGAGTTCGATATCAAGAAAAAGGAAATATTAGGTTTGTAGCGATTTTACAAATTTTAGAAATTGTGCTATACTATTACCATCCTCAAGCCAATTAACTACTATATCTCAGCATTTTTATGATTATAAAATTACATAGGAGGCTGAGGATCATGAAAGATTTTTTACAAGAGCAGATTGTCCATATCGTTATGGGCATTACTGACGAGCATCGCCTACGGTGCATTTATCAATTTATAAAGCATTTCACACAAAAAAGCTAGGAGCTATATGCCCCTAGCAATTTTTTTATTCTCCATTGATTACGACTTGGTCACCGAATTTAAAGTAAGTTGCGGTATAACCGGCATCCGTAACCTTGAATTTTACCCAAAACTCTGTCCGTATCATTGCCCCAAACCCATTTTGCGCATCTACGTAAGAATGCACCGTAATTACGTTATTTTTCTTTGCCATCTGCCAACCTTTAAGCGGGTTGAATGTTGAGCCTGGGAACTTCGCAGTTGATGGAGCTTTTAGCACCTGTTCAACTAAGGTCTTACAATTATCCTTTACCTCTACTTCCTCAAAAGATGATAGCTTGTTTTTGCTCTCTTCTTTTTTCTTTGCCTCTTCCTTTTTCTTCTTTTCGGCCTTTTCCTTAGCTGCTTTTTCTGCCGCAGCCTTTTCAGCGGCTATCTTTTCCTTTTCTTCTTTGCTCAGCTCAACGGTGATAGTTGCCTTATTGCTCTTAATATCATCTAGGCTGCATGTATATGATGCGTTGCCATCCTTGATACCTTTTATCTTTTCGCCATCTAGTGATACCACTGTTGTGTCGTCTACCTTGCATTTGATATCAGCGCGGTTATTCGCATCCTTAGGTTCCGTAGTTATCATAAGCTTAGCGGTCTTTCCTTTAGTAACGGTGATGTCTTTAACGATAATTTTTTGTACAGAGTTTTGTGAGTATAGACCCACCATGATGCCAGCTAGGGCAAACGTTACCAATCCTCCAATAAGCTGCTTTTTAAATTCGACTTTCTTTTTCTTGTTGCGGTAGGCCATAACGAATAAAGCTATGCATGCGATAAAGCTTACTATTCCGATACCTTCATAAATAATGTCCATAGATCGTTTCCTCCTCCTATAATCTATAAATACATGATACTACACCTTAGATTATAAAAATATGGTAATTGGTAATTTTTTCCAATTCTTCATTACCTATTTAAATTATATACATAGGATGTATAATATTAGTAAAGTTACGTAGCTTTAGCGTGCATATCTTATAAATCTTACATATGGGGAGGAAAGGGGTCTTTTACCATGTCAATTGCTGAATTGCGTGAACTAATAATCAGCATCATAAAGAATATCAACGATCATGGCACTTTGATGATAATATATAATTTCATAAAACATTTTCAATAAATGAAAAGAGGACTCTTACCTATGTTGGTATTAGTCCTCTTTTTTCATTATCTTTCCAATTAATTTTTCTAACATATCCCAGTCATCGTCATCTAGCTGAGCTAAAGTGCGCATAAAACTGTTTCGAAAAGCATTATCGGATGTTGCTACCTCTTCAAGTAAATTGGAAAGCTCTTCTTCTTTCGTGGGTTCTCTGGATATCGGTCCAGTACCTTTCTGTAGCCACTCTAGGTTAACATTATGAATTTCAGCGATAGTCTTAAGGGTTCTTTCAGATGGATTGCGTAAACCTGTTTCTAACTGAGCTATTGAATTTCTTTTCATGAATAAGCTATCAGCAAACTCTTGTTGGCTTAAATTCAAAATATTTTTACGTAATTCTTTAATTCTTTCAGCCTGTTCGGTCATGGCTATACCTCTTTTATTATATCGTCTATGAATTTTTCCATTACGTCCCAGCCATCATCATCTAATCGGGCTAGAGCGCTTATAAATCTCTTTCTGAAATCCTTATCTGATGTTACTACCTCGCCTAGAAAATTAGATATTTCTTCTTCCTTTGTGAGTTCTCTAAATATTGGCCCTGTACCATCTTGTAGCCACTGCTTATTTACGTTATATCTGTTACATATCGCCCAAATATTTCGGTCAGTCACTGTTTTACCTATCTCTATGACAGATAAACTCGATCTTGTTATGTGCAAATCCGCTGCAAATTTCTCTTGTGTGAGCCTTAAAACGTCTTTTCTTAGGTATTTTATACGTTCATTTACTGTTTCCATATTAGCCTCCTTTCATCTGATTAAAGTATAGCACGAAACAAATTGCTAATCAATAGCAAAAATATGTTGACATTGCTTTAATATAGCACTATAATGCTATTGTAAAGCAGCAAGAAAGGAGGTGCTAAAAGTGAAACTGAATAAAGCTAACAAGGATATCCTGGTGAGCGACATCGAAACGGTCATCAGTTGTCTAAAGATGAAAAGAGGGTTTCTTAACAAAGATGCGATACCTAAGCCTTTAGCAAAGGAAACGTTGTTTGATGAAGATATCGAATATCTAGAAAAAGAGATCTTGCCGAAAATAAAAGAGCTGACGATTTAACGTCTGCTCTTAGCCAGTGCAATCGCTTTAGATTTTTCAGAAACATTGAAATGACAATTTTGCGAATGCTCTATGTCCGTTGAATAAAAACCTAAGGCCAACATTGCCCCCTTGAATTGTCCGTTTGTGCAATACATACCATTATCAACCCATTGAATACGGTGTTTCAGCCAATAAGATGAGCGTTTCGTATTGATAGACTTAATCGGCTGAAAATACTCTTTACACAATAGCAGTAATCGGTCCCTGTCACTTTTGGACATTTCATCAAACTCACTAGGTGGATCCAATACCATGATTATCGCCTCCCCTCATACAACTATCTTAGCATTATGCGTATTTGGGGTCAATCAAAGGAGGTGCTTAGAGATGAATGCACAGAGAAGAAAGAGCCGCGATAGGGCTGTAGAATTGCTTAATATCGCAAAAGATTTACTCAAAGAAATTAAGGATGAAGAAGAAGCTGCATATGAAATTATGCCCGAATGCCTGCAAGTATGTGATCATGGAGAACACCTACAAGAAAATGTAAATGCTCTACAAAAAATTGTTAATACCTTAGATAGTGTGACGGACAATCTAGCGGATGTTGATTAAGGAGGTGAAAATATGTTGAATGAAAAAGAAAAGCGTGCGATCAAAAAGTATGCGGCGGCATTAGAGAGCGGCGTACTCGCAGATGAACAAAAAACCGCAGCTCTGAATTATGCCGAGGCATTAGCGCAGTTAGTGGATACAAGAGCCGCTAAGGCGTTGGCCTGTGAATGTGACAGGGCACCACGTTGTACAGAGAAAGGAGGGTCGTGATTTTTATGCCGATAGCTAAGTTTGTAAATGGTAATCAGATATGCGAAATGTTTCGTGAGGCTGGTATACGCATGAGCCCGCGCAGGGCAAACAAGATAAAGGACGAACTTAAAAAAAAGCACGCTAGTGTACGATTGCCTGATAAAAATGTCATACCTCTATCATGGGTGTATGAAGAATTTAGTGATCTGGCTTACCGAAATAAAAGAAAAGATGCTCCTGACCCTAGCAAGTAACGGAGCACCTACACATCATTGGCTTGTATTAGCCAATGTCATTATAACATAGAAAGTTGAGGAAAGAATATGGAAAACATCGCAAAAATAAGCATCGAAACCACAAGTCGTAGCGGCGACACGGTGGGAACAAACTGTCAGCTTATGGGGACTCGTATGGATCTAGCATTACTATTTACCGTTTTGGTAGATAATCTTATGTCTCAAGGATTCGACAGACATATGCTTCATGGGCTTGTGGATGCGGATAACCTAGAAAAAATTAACGAGGAGGATCTATCTCATGGAAAAGCTTAAGCTTAAAAGACGGCAGCCCGTTGGCCGCGGAGAGGTCGTACGCATAGATACTCGCCTATTGCAACGAGTCGAGAAAGTGTCTTGCGAGACAGGACTATCGCTGAAAAAGGTAACTGATGAGCTAGTATCCTTTGCGTTAGATCATCTAGAAATTGTAGATGAGGAGCATAGCGATGACGAGCAAGCAAGCTGATAAATCAGAGATGGGTATGCCCATTAAGGGCACGACAGCAGTAATTGTCTTACTGACGACTCTATGCGCGGGACTCTTACTAGTCAACCTTAACTGGCAATTAGAAAATGAACACTTGCAGCAGGTACTTGATCGCCGGATGCAAGAGGCCGCAGATGCAAAGATGGAGGCCGAAAACATGCAAGGCGCTTTTGATCAAAAACTAAAAGAAGTGGCAATCTTGGAAAATCGAATTCATGAGCTGGAAAAGAGCAAATGAAGAACACTAGGGACTTTCCGTATCACTTATTACGGGCTGGACATTACATCAGCAACTGCAAGCGGCGCAAGGCCGCAGATAGGAAAGACCATCGGCGTTGACCCAAACGTAATACCCTATGGCTCTATCGTACGCATTGACGGTAAGAGCTATATAGCACAGGATACCGGTAGTTATACCGGCAATCACATAGATATATTATGCGAAAGTGAGGCTCGGGCTGCTGAGCTAGGGACTCATATGGCAGAGGTAGAGATAAAGGAGGACTAAGTGCGATGACAGCAGATGAATTAAAAGCTAAGATTGATTTAGAGGGTGATAGAAAGGATTTCACATATAAAGAGCATGAGTGCAGGGTTCTACGAATGCCAATAACCGGCCATTTATGTGGGTATGTAGGTGTGTGTACTTCTTCTTCTCTTCACGGTATTGATTATGGATCTCTTGATTCTGTAGAAGTGCATGGTGGCTTAACATATAGCGGTGAAATGCCTGATTCTGATAAATGGTGGTTTGGGTTTGATTGCGCGCATTATGGCGCCCACGTACCCTTTTGTTCCCTCGTCGGGCGTGAAGTATACTGTGATATGAGATATGTGACAGAAGAACTAAAAAGTTTAGTGGATCAAATTATTAATATCGAAGAGGACCGTGAAGATGACAACAGCTGAGATTAAGATGGTGGATGAGCGCATTAAAGAGCTAAAGGACAACTATGAGGCTCGCCTACGCTCGGCAAATAAGATCATCGAGCTGAGAGATGAGAAGATTGCTGAACTTGCGCAGAGCATCAATGAGCTTAACAGGACCATCAAACGATTGGACGACAAGGTCGCCTTGCTACAAGCGGGCATGACCTCAGATGAGATAGCTTACTACGATAAGGAGGACTAAAGACATGGATGTAAACGTAGTGATCAGAGCAGAGGAGAGACTGCTCGCTGTATTAGAACGCCTAGCTATGACGCTGGAACACAAAGTAAGACCCGCTGAGACGACACCAAATATTTTGGCGAAACTGCTTAGCGATGAGGAGCCTATAACAGACCCTAGCGATTTGCCTGATGCCAAAGCTGCTGATGCCAAAGCTGCTGAAGAAAAACAGCACTTACATTACGGCAAGAAAGCTGATGGCACTATCTATACCAAATGGACGGAAATGAGCAAAGCCTTGGATGCAGCGGATATGGATGTCGTCAAGAGCGTATTAGCTAAATACAGTGACGATGGTACATACGGTGGCGTAGCACCTGCAAATTGGGATAAGGTCATCAAAGCATGTCAGCCCCAAAAAGCTTCGCTGGATATGCATAACAATGCGCCTGGCGACGAAACAGCAGAAGTATCTGAAACAGAACTGCGCACGATCTGTACAAAGGCAAAGGCGGCGGGTATTGATGTACAGGCCCATCTGACTAAGGTGACAGGCTTGCCTAGACCGGTAAAAGTTAAGCTAGTACCAGTCGATAAACGCGCTGCCTGCGTAGCGTCATTGCAGGAGGCCATGAACGATGAGTAATCATAAAGACAGAGAGCATGCTCTCCTAAGCGCATCGGGAGCTAACAGGTGGCTTGCCTGTGCTCCTAGTGCTTTGCTCGAGGCCGAGTTTCCGGAACTGACCAACAAATGGGCGGAAGAGGGGACAGCACGTCATGAGATTGCCGAACAGGTACTGCGAAACAAGCTTGACGGTAAAAGAGCACCGGCCTTTAGGGATCCCGAGAAAAGACAGATGACAGATGAGGTGCGCATCTATACCGATTACGTATGGGATACCTACCAGACCATCAAAGCAGTGGATGCTGAGGCGGTACTTATGTTGGAACAAAGAGTATCTTACGACGATTATGTACCCGGAGGTGGCGGTACGGCTGATGCTATTATCATAGGCGGCAATACGCTAATGCTGATCGACCTTAAGACAGGTAATAGACCAGTATCAGTAAAAGGCAATGCTCAGTTGCGACTATACGCATTAGGCGCGATACAAGAATTTAATTTTATCTATGACTTTGACCGCGTTATGTATTGCATCGTACAGACACCAACCAAGGCTATCTCTACAGAGGAGATAAGCACCCAAGAGCTACAAACATGGGGTACCGAAGAGGTAGCACCTAAGGCTCATGCTGCTATTATTGGTGGTGATGTATTTGTTGAGGGCGAGCACTGCAACTACTGTAAGGCAGCCAGTTGCTGTCGCCATCGGTTAAACGCGTATCAACGTATCGTGCAGTTAACCAGTAAAAAACCTGCGGAACTCGCTGATACCGGAGAGATCGCTGAGGTGCTGCGTAATGGTGAGCAGGTAAAGAAGTTTATCGACGCTTGCATGAACTTTGCAGTTGAGGCCATGCAGCACGGTGTCAAGTATCCGGGTGTCAAGCTAATACAATCCGCCGGTAGAGCGGTACTAATAGCTGGCATGGAAGATGAGCTAGCCAAGAGATTACTCACTGCTGGTGTCGATGAAAACCTTATCTATAAACCAAAAGAACTCGAAACGCGTACTAATCTTATCCCGCTCGCTGGAGGTAAAAAAGCCTTTGAGAGTTTGGCCGGTGACCTTTACACAAAAACAGAAGGCAAGCTCAAGGTCGATAAAGCTGAGAGCAGCAAGCCCGAGTGGGTACCGCCAAACGCAGCGGCGAATGACTTCGATGATGAGGAGCTAAAAGCATATGCCTAACATCATGCACAAGGTCATCAAATGTCCTAAATGTGGCCGCAAAGAGTATTATGGCATGTTGTACTGGAGAGACGGCCAACAAATGTGCCGTAGCTGCATTTATGATCTCTGGGAGCTCGAAAGTCAATGGCACAGAACACCAAGTGACTTGGTATACCCCATCTATGAGGATGGTGTAGATTACACGAAAAACAAGGAGGAAATTTAAGATGGCATCAACAGAAAAAATGAGAACGAAAAAAGTTAGGGTATGGTACGAGCATTTGCTCGTGCAACGTAAAAATGATAAAGGAGATGACGCAGGATACGATTGTATGCTGCTTATCCCTAAGACCGATACGGATGTAATTGATAAGATTAAGGAGCTCAGCGAGGGATTGGCTAAGCAAGTGTTTGGCAAGGGTTGGAAAAAGGTAAAACTCCCTTTAAAAGATGGGCTTGACTTTACTAACAGCGAAGATGAGCATCCCGATATCATGGACGACTACATGTATCTAAACGCTAAGAGCCAATACAAACCGGATATCATTGATGTGTATAAAAACAAATTGGAGTCTGAGGATGATGTATATAGCGGCATGGATTGTCTTGCTTGCATTAATTTCTATAGTTATGAGCAACCGACTAATCGAGGTATTTCCTGTGGGCTCAGTTCCTTGGTAAAAGTTGGAGCAGGCGAACGTATCGTGGGTAAAGGCAGCGCCGAATCTGACTTTGCAGGTGAAGATCTAACGCAATATGCCGAAACAGATGAAGACTACTAAGCGCCATCTCTCTATTGATATCGAAACTTATTCATCAACGGACATCAAGCTCGGGGTTTACAAATATGCGGATAGCCCCGACTTTGATATATTGATATTTGGCTATGCTTGGGACGATGATCCTGTACAAGTGCTTAGCCTAATCGAGGGCGACGAGTTACCACAAGAGGTGTTCTACGCCCTCACCGATCATCATGTGACAAAGCATGCGTATAACGCCCAATTTGAGAGAGTTTGTTTGAGCCGTTATACGGGGCTATACCTAGACCCCCATCAATGGTGCTGTACTCAAGCGCAGGCCTGCATATCAGGTCTGCCTTTGGGCTTAGCAAGGGTTGGCGAGGCACTGAGCCTTAACAAGGATAAACAAAAGGATAGTGCAGGCAAGGCATTGATACGTTACTTTTCCGTGCCGAGCAAGACAAAAGGTCGCATACGCAATATGCCTTATCATGATTGGGGTCGTTGGGATAAGTATCTTAGCTATAACGGGCAAGACGTTGTATCTGAGCACGCCATAGCCTCTAGGGCTGACGTATATGATATCGATGAGAGAGAGCGTACCATTTACGCTGTAGATCAAATAATAAACGATAGAGGTGTGCTTATTGACATGCAGCTGGTCGATAATGTACGCAAATACATGGATGACTATAAAACACAGCTGCTGAATGAGGCACGGTCCATATCGGGTCTTGACAATCCTAACGCCAACGGACAACTCCTAGAGTGGCTGCGTCGTTATCATCCGAATCTAGAGTCTGCAGACAAGGAGCATGTTAAAGAGCTGCTTGCCTTGGAGGACCTGCTCCCGGAGGTACGTCGCATGTTAGAGATCAGACAGGAGCTGAGCAAGACAAGCCTATCTAAATACGATATGATGCGTAACGCTGCTTGCAGTGATGATCGCATTCGAGGTGTCTTGCAATACTATGGTGCTAATCGTACAGGACGATGGGCCGGGAGATTAGTGCAAGTGCAAAACTTACCACGTAATAACATTGATAAAGAGATGCTGGATGCGGTGCGGACTTGGGTCAAGCAAGGTGACTTTGAAACGCTTGAGATGCTTTACGATAATGTACCGGATATCTTATCTCAGCTCATACGTACAGCTTTTATACCAAGCGATGGCAAAAAATATATCGTATGTGATTACTCGGCTATCGAGGCACGGGTGATTGCCTGGTTGGCACAAGAAGAGTGGCGACAAGAGGTATTCCGCACGACCGGTAAGATATATGAGGCATCAGCGGCCCAAATGTTCCACGTACCTATTGAGGAGGTCACCAAGGGCAGCGACTATCGTAAAAAAGGTAAGGTCGCTGAGCTTGCTCTTGGGTATCAGGGAGCTGTTGGAGCCCTTAAGATCATGGGCGGCGAAAAAATGGGACTAACCGAACAAGAGATGCTGGACATCGTAAAGCGTTGGCGCAAGGCATCTCCACATATCGTTCAACTATGGAGCGATCTTGAAAATTGTGCTAAGGCAGCCATACGGGAAAAGGTACCGCAACAGCTCGGACGCTACGGTATTGAATTTACTTATACCGATGGCAATCTATGTATCAAGCTACCCGTAGGGCGGTCATTGCATTATCGTGATGTAACGGTGAACAAAAAGACCGGACGAATCGGATATATGGGTACAAGCCAAACAAGTGGCCGTTGGTGTCAACAAGAAACCTACGGCGGTAAGCTGACAGAAAACATCGTACAGGCAATAGCTCGTGATGTGCTGGCGGATGCGATCGTGCGGTTGCATAATGCTAACTATGACATTGTCTTTCATGTACACGACGAAGTTGTTATGGAGGTGGATGCTGCCACAGCTGACAGCGATTATAAGCTCGTCAAAGAGATCATGTGCATGCCTGTATCATGGGCACCCGGACTGATACTAAATGCAGATGGCTTTACCGCAGATTATTACCAAAAGGACTAGAGGAGGGCAATATTATGGGAATTTTAGACGCTATAAATAGCGAAGATAGGATACAGGTCAAATTTAGTGACTTTTATGCGATGATGAAGGGTTGTACTCAACGCGATCAAATGATGAACTCCATCAAATGCGATGTACCGCATAGATATATCCGCGAGATGATGACTGGCAAGAGCGAAAAAGACTCCGCACCCGGTTTGAAGACAGTCAATGAATGTGAAATTGTAAGAAATTTGCAAGATGAATGCGATCAATGGAAACAATTAGAAAATGCCATAGATAAAGCGTGCGAAATACTTGTAGATACGGCACGGCAATCTGGAAAGTGTATCCCTGTTTGCCCGGCAAAATCAAGAGATTCGTGTATTTTGGAGTGCGAAGATAAGGACGCTTGGAAAGCGTACTTGCTCGGGGATGACAAACAGTAACTGGGTGCTACGAAAGGTGTGAGGCTATGGCAAAGAAATATAAGATTGCGGTCGGTAAGAGCCGTAAGGACACTCACTGGCACAATGATGAGCTAAGCTGGGCCGAGCTCCTTGACCGCTTGCAGACAACTATAAGGACCGCAGAAACGGTAGATGCCTATAAAAATATGTCGAAAGATCTACAGTCTGAAATCAAAGACGTAGGAGGCTTTGTTGGTGGCCACCTTAGAACAGGCCGGCGACTAAAAAATAACATAGATAGCCGTAGCATGCTAACGCTCGATATAGACTATTTGCCAAGTGATGCGCAAAGCTTTTGGGCGAGCTTGACCAATTACGATGCTGACCTCATGCGTTGTGTATACTCTACACATAAGCATGTACCTGATAGCCCTCGATTAAGGTTGTTGGTGCCTTTGGATAGAGACGTTACTCCTGACGAGTATGAGGCCATAGCAAGGCTTTATGCTGAGGATATAGGCATTGACTACTTTGACGATACGACCTATCAGGCAAGCCGATTAATGTACTGGCCGAGCACGTCTGTCGATGGAGAGTATTATTTTGACAGTGCCGGGGACTCTCCTCTCTGTGCCGATGATATGCTAGCACGATATGCGGATTGGCACGACATGAGCTCTTGGCCAATCAGCAGCAGAGTGACAAAACAGTTAAGACAGACCTTAGCGGAGCAAGAAGACCCATCGACCAAGCAGGGCATCGTGGGAGCGTTCTGCCGTACATATGATATACCCGATGCTATTGACACCTTTCTGAGCGATGTCTATACTGAGTTTGGTAAAGAACGTTATACTTATGTACCGGGTAGTACGAGCGGCGGCTTGGTGCTATATGGAGATGGCAAGTTTGCTTACTCTAATCATGGTACTGACCCCGCAGCCGGTCAGCTATGTAATGCCTTTGACCTTGTAAGACTGCATCTGTTTGGTGATAAGGATAAAGGCTCTAAGGCAACCAATATTACGCATATGCCCAGTTACGTTGCTATGTGCGATTTGGCGGTTGCCGATAAGCAGGTCAAGAGGCAATTGGCCAAGGAGCGTGCATCTGCTGCGCAGGACTTTGCGGGCGAAGATCTTACACAGTACGCGGACGAGGATACTAGTTGGCAAGACAACTTAGAGCTATCAAAAAAGGGTAAGATACTGCCCACGAGGGATAATCTCGTCATCATACTAGAGCACGACCCTGTGCTAAAGGATGCAATAGCCTTTAATCAATTAGAGGGAGTGGAGTATATCAAGCGCTCTTTGCCTTGGCACAAGCTTAAGCGTAAAGCAATACCGGAGCCGGTAAGAGAGGTGGATGACGCCGCAATGCGACGATACATTGAAAAGACCTATGAGCTGGACAACGTACGTAAGATAGAGGATGCCTTACATATCGTCGCAGAAAAAAATGCCTATCATCCGGTGAAAGAATACCTCGATGAGCTTATATGGGATGGCATACCGCGCGTAGAAACTCTGCTCATAGATTACCTTGGTGCTGAAGACACAGATTACGTGCGAGCTGTTACTCGCAAGACACTTGCCGCTGCTGTTAGACGTATCTATCAGCCGGGCTGCAAGTTTGACTACATGTTAACGCTTTATGGCCCTCAGGGCTCCGGTAAGAGTACCTTGGCGCGTGAGCTAGGACGACAATGGTTTAGCGACAGCATAAGCAGCGTACAGGGCAAGGACTCCTATGAGCAGCTTAACGGTGTGTGGATTGCAGAAATGGGCGAGCTAAACGCTATGAAGAAAGCAGAGGCTGAGGCTGTCAAGCTTTATATATCCAAGCAGACAGATCGTTACAGAGCTGCATATGCCCACCGGGTCGAAGACCATCCGCGACAAAATATCTTCATCGGAACGACAAACGACCGACAATTCTTGCGGGATAACACCGGTGGCAGACGTTTTTGGATAGTATCAACAACGGGATATACCGACAAGCAGCTGACGCAGGATATCATAGATCAGATATGGGCAGAGGCTGTCGAGATAAATGATGGCGGTGAGTCACTATATCTTAATAGCGATCTCGAGAGCCAAGCGGCAGAGATACAAGAGGGCTTTAGGGCAGAGGACCAAAGACAGGGCATGATCAAAGAGTACCTTGATATACCGTTACCAAATGATTGGATGACTAGGAGCATTGACGAGAGATGCGACTATATACAAAATAAGCTAGGTGATGGCGACGGAACGTTGACAGCGGAAGGTGCCGAACCACGGCAGAGGGTATGCGCCTTAGAGATATGGTGCGAGCTCTTTGGTAAGGATAAAGGCGCCATGGCCGCGTATGAATCTAAGGCCATAAATGACATGTTGGATGGTATAGATGGCTGGGAAAGATACAGCGGTCCTAAAAAATTCCCTAAGCCGTATGGCATACAAAGAGGGTTCTACAGAGTGTAGCCTTAGGTTACAAGATTGGTTACAAACTAGGTTACAAGATTTACAAGGATTACAAAGGTTACAAAGGTTACAAGCATATTTTAGTAAATTTGTTAGTAGAGGGTTACAAAGGTTACATCATGTAACCCGCCCCTGTAACCCTTAAAAAGCCTTTAACTAAAGGCTAAAACGCAAATACTTACAAAGGTTACAACTCTCTAATAGAGTATTTAATATTTAATATATAATAGCTATATATAGTTGATATGTGCACATTACACGTCATACACGCGCGCACGCGAGAGCTTGTAACCTAGCTATTTTTAAGATAGGAGGACAAAAGATGAATTTTTGGATAAGGTCACAAGATGATAAGGCCATCACCAATGGCGAGGTCATCATATTCATGGATGCTTACGCCGGCAAAGGAATTTCGATATGCATGCACAACACGGCGTGCAGCGTCTCAAGCGAATCAATTGTTCTGGGAGACGGATATTCATACGATGAGGCTATCGGCATATTGGGCGGCATATTGGGCGATATATTGGCCGGACAAAATAAAGACTTTTACTATATGCCATTGCCATCAGGTAGTTGCTCATGACGATACGTGAGTCCAATGTAGAACAATATCTAGTACGTAAAATGAAAGAGGCCGGAGGCCTGTGCTATAAGTTTGTGTCTCCGGGTTGCGATGGCGTACCGGACCGTATCTGCATATACAGGGGCCAAGTAATATTTGTGGAGCTAAAGCGCCCTGGAGAGGTGCCAAGAAAGTTGCAAAGGCATAGAGCTGACGAACTGATGAAGGCAGGAGCCAACGTCGTATGTATCGACAATAAGGCATCCGTCAATATACTGCTAAAGCTGTTGCGCAAAGAGAGGATATTTAGCGATGTCACAAGAGGCACGATACTATAGGCCACATAGATATCAAGAGATATGCGCAGATTGGTTGGAGAGCCATGAGCGTGCAGGACTTTTTTTAGATTGCGGTATGGGCAAGACGGTCATCACGTTGACCGCACTCTATGATCGTATTCACGAAACTTACGAGGTTTCTAAGGCACTGGTCATAGCGCCTAAAAAGGTTGCGGAGGATACATGGCCACAAGAGATACAAAAGTGGGAGCATCTAAGTGACTTGAGATTGGTCAAGGTGCTAGGCAGCGTTAAACAACGACATAAGGCGATGCAAACAGATGCGGACCTTTATGTCATAAACCGCGAAAATATCTCTTGGCTTGTTGATAACTATGCCAGCTCATGGCCCTTTGACATGATAGTCATAGACGAGTGGTCGAGTTTCAAAAGCTCAAAATCAGACCGGTTCAGAGCTTTAAAAAAAGTCTGTAAGCTATCTAGATATTTTATTGGGCTTACGGGTACGCCGCAGCCAAATGGCTTGATGGATCTATGGGCTCAAGTGTATCTGCTCGACCAAGGCAAACGCTTAGGCAAGACGATTGGGGCCTATAAGCGCCTATACTTTAATGAGCGACAGGGCTATAGCGGTGGACACACCTATAAGCTCTATGATCCTAAGCCTAGCGCGGAGGATGAGATACATGCCAAGCTCAAGGATATCATCGTAAGTCTATCAGCAGACGATTGGCTTAGTGTGCCAGAGGCAACGTATGTTTATCATAGGGTGGAGCTATCACACGCAGAGCAATCTCTTATAAATGAGCTGACGCGTGAACGAGTACTACAGATCGATGGCGGCACGGTGGTGGCCAGCAATGCAGGACAGGTATCGCTTAAATTGCTACAATTAGCCAATGGTGCCATCTATGGTGATGATGGCGAGGTGCTCCATGTGCACGATCGTAAGTTGGAGGCACTGGATGATCTCATAGAGGCGGCAAATGGCAAGCCGATCATGGTGTTTTATTGGTTTAAGCACGACTATGATCGTATCTATGACCGTTACCGTAAACGTATGATCATATCAGACCTCAAGACATCAAACGACCGCGAGGCATGGAATCAGGGCGAGCTGGATATGGCCTTGGTGCACCCTGCGTCTATGGGACACGGGCTCAATCTACAGGATGGCGGTAACATCATCATTTGGTTTAGCATGACGGATAGCTTAGAGCTCTATATGCAGGCAAATGCCCGATTGCATAGACAGGGGCAACGCCAAAAAGTATTGATACACCATATCATCGCTGAGGGCACACACGATGAGGATGCTGTAAAAAACTTACAAAATAAAGACTGCTCTCAGCAGCGTCTGATTGAGGCGTTAAAGGCAAGATTGCAGTCAGAAATAGGTTATGAAGAGGACATAGCCCCCTATGCGCGCAGTGTAGGAGGCTCTTAGACAAAGGAGGTAACGAGATGGATTTTGTAATAGGGTTGGGAAAACTGCTCTTAGGAGTTTTTGTGTCATCCATATGCGCTATGGTGGTCGGTGGCGTGGTGCTAGGACTAATAGCAAGCTATCATAGCACTAAGGAGCATAAGTAATGTTGCTAAGCGTTAAGTGGCACAAAGAGCTTATAAGCCGTATCGAGTGCATAGACCAGCTCCGTGAAAACTATGAGGACGCACAAGCGGAATTTGAGGAGGTGTTGCAGCGTAACCCGTTATGTCATACAAAAGGGCCCGGCGATATCATCTATCAGGGCAATACGGGCGATGATGATACGCCTCTACCTGTTAAGCTCAGTGAAAAGGATGCAGCCCTCGAAAGGCAGGTACGCGAGTATAGGAGCATCATCCGTCAGCATGACGCGGGATGGGCAATTCTAACGCCAAAGGAGCAAGAGATACTCAATAAACGATTTAAGGAGCATCTGAGTGTCGCTAAGGTGGCCTCAGAGGTAGGATATAGCGAGTCGCATACAAAGCGTATCATCTCTGATGCTCTGTCTAAGATGGAGTCACAGATGCTAAAACTGTAAAGATGATACTTTTATGAGCTACTTTTTCGCAAAAAGGGTGTTATACTAATATCGTGGACGAGCGGGCAAGGATAAAGAATCTTTTGCCGGCACCATCTGCCTGCATGATCATATTCCCCCTTTCATGAGGTTTTCCTTCTCTCAACTTACAAAAGGCTCTCAGCAATAATTGGCTGGGGGCTTTTTGTATGTCGCAAAGGAGGTGGTTTATTGTGACAAGGAGATTTAAGACGCCAGCAGACTTGTTAAAAACCTGGAAAGATTATAAAGAGGTTTGTGATCACCGCACAGTTACACGGACTGAGTTTTCTTCAAAGCTTGGTAAATTCTGTACCGCTGAGGTCCCCGCAAGCGTCACGTACACCGTAGAGGGCTTTTGCATTTATGCTGGATTGGCTCGCTCTGCTTTTTACTCGCATTATGTGGATGTTAAAAAGTATGCGGAGGCCATAGAGCTGATACGCACTGAGTGCGAGATAGACGCACGCTCTAAGTTGGAGATGGGTATTATCCCTACGTCTTTAGCGGGCCTGTGGATGGGCAAATACGGATATACGACCAAACAGGAGGTATCCGATAACACAGCCAAGGCCAAGGCAATTGACAATATACAGACCATGGTAGAGCAGCTGCATGAGGCAGAGGATGACGATGTCGCAGACTAAGCAACCTCTGATCATATTATCGCCCAAGTTTAAAGTCTTTTTAAAAACAAGGGCATCCGTAGAATTTTTAGAGGGTACCACAGCGGCAGGTAAAACCACTGTCGGTATACCCAAATTTATGACGATGGTAGCCGATAGCGATCGTCGGGTTCATCTGATATGTGCAAAGACCATAGGAGTGCTTGAGCGCAATATATTAAACGGTGAGCGGGGATTGCTGGCTCAGTACAAGGGCATTGCAGAGTATAAGTCTAATGGGTCGGGTGATGTCAGATTGCCGCATATAGCGTATGAGACAGCTAAAGGCAATAAGATCATCTATCTTGCAGGGTATGACGATAAATCGAAATGGAAAGACGTGCTTGGTGGTCAATATGGCTGTGTTATGGTGGATGAGATAAACATTGCCAATATAGATTTTTTGCGAGAGCTTATACATAGGCGCGAGTACATGCTAGCAACGCTCAACCCCGATGACCCCTCATTGCCTGTCTATGACGAGTTTATCAACCGTAGTCGTCCATTAAGGCGCTACGTTGATGATTATCCTAGAGAGCTGCTTACAGAGCTCAATAAGCCTAAGGTCAAAGGATGGCTGCACTGGTACTTTACCTTTTACGATAATGCGGCTCTCACGGAAAAGCAGATACAGGGCAAAATTGAGGCGGTTCCTAAGGGTACGAAAATGTACAAAAATAAGATACAGGGACTAAGAGGTAGAGCAACAGGACTTGTGTTTCCCAATTTTGAGCGTGACAAACACGTCATAAACTGGGATAAGGCAAAGTCGATGCATTTTATCGCCTTTAGCGTGGGTGTAGATACGTCCTATAGCCAAAAGACTCCGGACACACTCGCATTTATATTTCAGGGCATTACCGATAAGGGACAGCTCGTCATACTTGATGAGGAGGTTCATAACAATAAAGATCTAACGCAGCCGTTGGCTCCGAGTGATATCGTGCCGCGGCTTTTTGCTTTTGTGGACCGTAATATCGAAGAGTGGGGCATGGCTGAATGCATTTTTATTGATGGTGCCGATGCAGCGACAATAACGGAGGCCAACAAATACCTATTGGCCAATCCTCGTACATACAGCATCACAGGCAGCTGGAAAAAGACGGCTATCGTGGACCGTATACATATGCAACTAGGATGGTTCAAGGATGGATGCTATCTTGTGCTATCGCATTGCCTCAACCACATAAAAGAGCTAGAAACGTATAGCTGGCAGGATGATAAGTATGAGCCCGAGGATCGTAATGACCATACGATAAACGCTAGTCAATACGGCTATCTACCGTACAAAAAAGTCATAGGAGGTAAGCAATGACAATCAAGGATAAGATAAGACATAAGCTGCGGGACTTCCTGTGGCTAGAACCGGCGGATGGGCACAGCGTTCATGTGCGTGAGTTATACGACTTTGAGGCAAATGCCTTCCGTAACCGCATGTGGGTAAGGGGCGACCCTTACGAGCTTGGTCAATTCTTCAAAAATAGTCGGGCAGATAACGCAGCTTTTTGGTCAGCTGTCCCGCACACCAAGATACACAAGTTGCATAGTGGTATACCGTCCATGATGGTTAACGTCATGAGCGCCATAGTGTGCCGTGACTTCGATGGCTTTGAGCTCTCATCGAGAGATATGGACTGGGAGGCTATCGCTAAGGACAATAACTTTCCCGGCTTATTGCGCAGGGCCATAAAGGATACCATCACGGTAGGGGATGGGGCATGGAAACTTAGTAACGATCCGGAGCTTAGTGATTACCCAATCATTGAATACTTTTCGGGCGAACAGGTCGATTTTATCTATAAGCGAGGGCGCCTGCGAGAGGTTATCTTTAGGACCATCTATAATGCATCAAACAGTAAGAGCTATGTGCTATATGAGCATTATGGATGGGGGTACATCAAGTACGTATTGCGCGAGATGGCCACGGGAGATCCTGTGCCTTTGGATACGCTTGACGAAACAAGAGAACTACAGGATATAGCTCTTTTTGATTATGATGAGGATGCCGATGGTAAGCCTAAAGTGCGATCTGACGTGATGCTTGCTGTACCTATGCTCTTGCAAGACAGTAGCAAATGGCAGGGACGAGGTGAGTCACTCATTGACCGTAAAGAGTCAGCATTTGATGCACTGGACGAAATATTAAGCCAGTGGGCGGATGCCGTACGTTCGGGACGACCTACAAAGTACATACCTCGTGCCTTGGCACCTGTAAATGCAAAGGGTGAGATAGTAGCGCCGAATGACTTTGACAATGCTTATATCCTTACAAAAGATGATATGCGAGAAACTGGCACTGCTAAAATCGAGGTGGTCCAGCCAGAGATCAAGTCTGAAAGTTATCTGCAGGCATACATCACATATCTAGATTTGTGCTTACAGGGTTTTATGTCACCGTCTACTTTGGGTATCGACACTAAAAAGCTTGACAATGCAGAGGCGCAGCGCGAAAAAGAAAAAACAACCCTTTATACCAGAAACTTGATAATCGAGGCATTGCAAAAGACTTTGCCTCTTTTAGTTAATGCTGTTATCTGTGCCTATGATGCTTTTACCGGTAAGACGAAACCAGCGACTACGGTGGATGTCAATGTCAAGTTTGGAGAGTACGCATCTCCATCATTTGAGGCCCTTATCGAGGTGCTGAGCAAGGCCAAGACAGCAGGACTAATGAGCGTTGAGGCCTTGATAGATGAGCTATATGGTGACAGCAAGGATGATAAGTGGAAAGCCGAAGAGGTACAGCGCATTAAAGACGAGCTAGGTATAAGCGAGTCATTGGAGGATGACGGTCTTAGCGAAGTTAGCCCGCTCGTTGAGGAACCACCAACTAATACGGGAGGAGAGAACGGCAATGGTATATCAGATCAAGGAACATAACTACGAGATGCCGCGCGAGCAGTATCTCAGGGTCATAAAGATGCTGAAAGGGCAACATAAGGGTCTGAACGTTATTTTGGCGGTCGAGAAAGACGGAATCGCTATCGCCCTAAGAGATATCTATGAAAAACGCAAAGACCTGCTAGATGCGGTGAAAAGTTGGAAATCGAAAGGGTACAGTATTGCCTATAACCTAGGGAAATGAATGAGTATGACGTTAGAGCGGCCTTTGAGCGCATAGAGTTAGAACTGATTGCCAGCATGCGGCGTAATCTAGGTAGGCATCTAGCTGAGGAGCAGGCTGAGGGCTTTGATTGGAGCATGTGGCAGGCTGAACAGCTTAAATCACTAAGGTCCTATCAACGCAACAATCGTAAGATATTCAAGGACGATTTCGCTGATATTAATCGTGAAATTAAAAAATTTTTACATCGCAATGCTAATAACTCTGCACTCAACACAGAACGTGATATCTTAAATCATGTTTTTGGCAATGCTACATCGGTACCGACATCCGACTTTTTTCAAGCGCGTAGTGATAAGCTCGATGCATTGATACGTGCGGTAAACAAAGATATGCAAAAAGCCGAGCACGCTATGCTACGTAAGGCCAACGACCAATATCGTAAGGTCATATTCAATGCGCAGATATATGCTAATAGTGGAGCTGGTACATTAAAACAGTCTATTGATATGGCTACTAAGGACTACTTGCGTGCCGGGCTTAATTGCATTACTTATAAAAACGGTAGGACTATAAACATCGCTAGTTATGCGGAAATGGCTGTAAGAACGGCTAATCGCAGAGCGGTGTTGACTGCGGATGGCGAAATGCGTCGTAGGCATGGATGGCATACGGTAAAGGTAAGTGCTTATGGTGGTTGCTCAGAAACGTGTCAACCTTGGCAAGGTAGGGTCTATGTTGATGATGTCTATTCAGGAGGTACGGCAGCAGAGGCTCAAGCCTTGAAATTGCCATTACTTTCTGAGGCTATTGCCGGAGGGTTATTTCACCCCAATTGTCGCCATCGCCTTACCACATGGTTTCCGGGGATGGATGACTCTACTGCAATTAAAGGACCCGAGAATCCACCGGCATTAAAAGAGCATAATAAAAACCGGCGGATGATACAGAGGCATAAACGTATTGCTGCTGGAGCACTTGACCCCCAAACTGTCGCTACTGCTAAGCATCAGCAAGGCAAATGGGCGATGGCCGACGAACAACTGATAGCCAATAACCCGGATTTGCTTGAGTATAAAGATGGGCTAGACATACCGAGCTTTACAAATAAAAAGATAGTCAACTCTAATAACCATGATGCCAAAACAGTCGAAGAATACTTTAGTCTAATGGACGTGATAACAGATGACGTGGATCTAATCGCATATATCAAACGTGATATAGCGAAGATGCCTATCAGAGACTTGGAGATACTACGCAAACACAAACTTATCGTTGGAAATTCAAGGGATGCAAATAGCCACTACAAGTCCTCTAATAAATTTTTAAATAGATTACTGAAAAGGACCGATCTTGCTGAGATATCTTATAAGCCTGGAAAAGCTCCCGGGTCTTTCGCACATGAATTTGCTCACTTTGTAGCAGCTAAAACGCATTTATACCAAGATGATAAATTTCTTGATGTTATTGCTAACTCGGTTAGAGGAGCAGACCTTGATTGTACCGAAATAAACGGGACAAAATACGTACGCGTGCTATCGGATAAATTTGTAGAACCCTATCAAGGTAGGACATATTTGACGTATGAGGATTTTGAAAAGAAAGGGACCATAGATTTGTCAGATTTGACCGAGTATGTGAGTGTAGGATATAAGACATATATTGTTGACCCTCAAGGGCTTTACACTAGGGATAAAACGCTATATGATTATTTTGAAAGCGAGGGACTATATCATGACAAATAGAACAGTAAAATTACCGCATACGGGTGTGACGGTACAACCGACACCTCAGGAGCTTGAAATGATAGAAGAAGACGAGGCGAATCTGCACTTAGTATTGGCCACAGATGAGGCACGGCGTAAGTATCTCGGACTCACGCAGGATGAGTGGGACACTCTGATGCTGTGTAGTCAGGAAGAAATAAATCAGTTAGACGAAATGTCAAGGCAAGAAATCAAGGAGTATCTTATCAATAAAGCTAAGCACTTATAAATTGGGTGCTTTTTTAGTGGCAACCCCACGAGGAGTAAAAAATGAAAGCAAGAAAGAAACCGGTTGTTGTAGAAACGCTACAATGGACAGGTAACAATCATAGAGAAATGTTTGATTTCTTGACAGATTATCAAAAACAATCTGAATTCATTACCGCTTATGGAGATACATTTTATATTGACCACAATAAGGTAAAGGGTGGCTTAATCATCAGAACATTAGAAGGCGAACACATAGCTGAAATTGGTGATTACATCATTAGAGGTGTACACGGTGAGTTTTATCCATGTAAGCCCGATATTTTTGAAAAGACTTACGAAATTATAGAGGCTAATTATCCATGGGCCAACATGCCTATGTGAAGGTAAGCCATGGCTATTATGATAAAAAATAAAATTGTAGGGACGTTAAGTATCACGATATTTGCGTTCCTTTAGAGGTCGCCAGTTCGGCGGCCTTTTTTGCTGTCGTACCTCTCATGAGGTACGTGAGTTGAAATATGACCAACCGCGATAAGTCTATAAACTATGCGCGGCCCTTAGGGCTAGGGGAGCACACCCGAATAAACAGGAGGTATCTTATGTTTTTACGTTTTGTAAATCACAGATTTTACGATGTAGATGGAGCAGGGGGAGGAGCACCGGCATCCGCACCTGCAGGAGGAGCGCCGCAAGGAGCTGCACCCACTGAAACAACTACACCAACAACGACTATCGACTATGAGCGCTTAGGCGATATCATCTCAAGACGCTCAGCAGGCGATACAGACAAACAGCTAAAGAGCATCATCAAAACGCAATATGGCTTAAATGGCGAAGAATTGGAGATCGCCGTTAAAGGCTACAAAGAAAAACTAGAGGCGGAGCGCAGAGCAGAAACAGAGCGTATCACACAGATGGAACAAGAGAACGCTACCCTAAAGGCTCAGATACGTGATGCATCTATTGACCAAACGATTACAACATTAGCCCAAAACGAGGGCGTGGCGGCTGAAAAGCTGTCTTTTATTTTGCGTCTGATCGAACGCAAGGACCTAACAGGCGATGACGGTAAAGTCATAGAGGATAAAGCAAAAGCAGCCTTAAAGGCTGTGTTAGATGCGTTTCCCGACTTCAAAGGCTCAGGTGCTGCCGCAGGCACAAGACCATTAGTAGGCGGCAGCGGAGGTAATAGTAATACATCCGTCTATGATGCTCAAATCAATGCCGCATTCGGCGTTAAAAATTAAAAATACACAGGAGGTATAATAATGGCAGTATTAAATTATGTAACAACATTTCTTCCTCGCTTAGTTGAAATGTACGGTCATCTATCTTGTAGCGATGACTTATATCATTCCAATCCGGGCATCGAGGTAATAAACACAAAGGACATCCGCATTCCCAGCATCAAGGTTGGAGGCTACAAAGACCACAACAGAGGTGTCCTAGGATTCAACACAGGGTCTTACAGCAACGATTGGATAACTAAGAGCTTAGATCATGATCGTGATATTGAGTTTGCAGTTGACCCTATGGATGTAGATGAAACGGCACAGGTGGTAAGTATTAGTAATATCCAGGCTAACTTTGAGCGCACACAGGCAATCCCTGAACAGGATTGCTATACTTTTAGCAAGATTTACACTGAGGCCAAGAGAGTTGGTGCTAATATCAATAATACGGTGCTTACAAAAGAAAATATTTTAGACATGTTAGACGCAGACATGGAGGCCTTTGCCGAGGCAGGCGTGCCCCTAGAACGTTGTATCTTATATGTGACACCTACGGTCAATCGTACCTTAAAAAATGCAGAAGGCATCCAGCGTTACTTAGAGGCTAATGGTGGTGCTAATATCGACCGTCGTGTACATAGCGTTGATGATATCAATAAGATCAAAGAGGTACCATCCGATCGCTTAAAAACGATCTACAATTTTACGGATGGATGTATCCCAGATGCCGCTGCAAAACAGATCAATTATATCTTAATTGACCCTGAATGCCAGGTAAGCCGTATGAAATATTCTTACGTCAACGTATTTACTCCGGGACATGATTCTCGAACTGCGGATAACTATCTGTATCAAAACCGTAAGTTTAATGGTACCTTTGCAATTGATGCTCTATTGAAAGAGGGTTGTCGTATTAATGCAGAGGCGGAGGCCTAATCATGCGAGCAATAAAAGACAACAAGTCCTACGACATTGATCCATCGCGTAAAGATGCTTATGCCAAACAAGGGTTTGACATCTATAACGACGATGGATTGTTAGCATGTTACGCGACTACAAAGACACTAAAATACAATGAACACGTGGTAGCGATCAAAGCCAAAGACGCCGAAATTGTAAAGTTGCAAGAAACCATCAAAGCCAAAGACGCGGAAATCTCCAAACTTAAAAAAGGTAACAAATGATCTACGCTGATCCAACTAGATACCAAGGCAGCCTAGATATTGAGGATGCTAAGCGCTGGATGGCCAAAGCATCCTCTAATATCGACGTGTTAACCTTTAGGCGTATTTACACGATTGGTGGCATCGAAAAGCTGCATCTATGGCAAAGGACCATCATCGAGGAGGTAGTATTTGCCTATGCGGATTGGTTGGCTGATAACGAAGACATGCTCGATACATACCTAAAGAGCTATGCCATAAACGGCGTATCTATGACGATGGACGGGGCGTGGAACGTGCACATCGAACAGGGCGTAGCGATGCGCTCTGACCTATACGCTTTGCTGGAAACAACAGGGCTGTGTTGTCGTAATGTTAACTGGTGAGGACCACTGCATGAGTAAATGGCCACAGTTAGTGCATCCTCGATGGTGTAAAACGCAATTACACGTTATCGTTGAAAGCGAGGATCTAGGAGAGGATGGTGCTCCGCTCACGCCTGTTGACTGGACCGGGTACTGCAACTATCAAGCAAAGGCACATAAGGTCTACAATGCTGACAAGGTGCTAGTTGATGTGACAGGCACTTGTTTGATACCGGGTGACATCGCACCAACGGAGCAAGTAATTGCCGGCGGATATGTCTATCTAGATGGCACAAGACGCGATATAGCCATAGGTACCAAGGCGTGCAACCCCGATGGCACGGTCAACTATACGCAGATAGAGCTTAGATAATGCGCATCGAATTTTACGATAGTATTATCAATGCCCTCGAGGAGGCAGCTCTTGAGGCGTTGGATGCTACGGGCGAGCAGCTGCTTACGGATGTCACAGATGCGCAGGTAATGCCCTTTGATGTAGGTACTATGCAAAATGATGCGACCTATGTAGATCATAGCCATAGAGCAAATGGTCAAGTAACTTTGCTGGTCGATGAGCCATACGCGCGTCGCCTCTACTATCATCCGGAATATAATTATCAGACCGTAAATAACCCAAATGCAAAGGGCTTATGGTTTGAAGATTGGGCAAATGACGGTAAATATGCGAATAAGGTGCGTGAAAATTATGCAGCTTTTTATAAGCGGTTTGGAGGTATTTGATGTTAACTTTAGAGGCCGTAAAGGACTGGCTTAAGACGATACAACCGTCCTTTGAACGCTACTATGTTGGTAAGCTTGATGGCAAAAAAGACAACTCTTTAGGCGTTTATGATTTAAAGCGTGCTGCAGGTCCGCCACCAATTGCGGTAGGTGGGCTAAAAAATACAAAAGTTTTAAGCAAACAAATATCATTACTCATACATGGCACCAAAAATGACGTAGCTACAGAAAAGTTAGCATTGCAGCTATATGAGGAGCTGCTTGGTCAAGATGGTATTCCCTGTATGGACGGAAATGATATTTGTTTTCTAGGCCTATTGGTGCCTTGTCCGGTGCCGGTAGGTCATGATGACAACGGCGTGGCCGAGTATGTTATCGAATTTGAAATCTATTACATGTAGGAGGTATTAGAAAATATGAAAGGTGTATTTCCTTGTTATAAGAATCAATTTTCCGTAGGCGTTGGGTCCAGTTCCAGTTACACGCCCATCGCACAAATGGAGAGCTATAGTGTATCTATTGATAATGGGACGGAGGAATGGAAACCCTATGAACAAGAGGGTTGGACGGATCGTATGAAGACCGCACAATCTATCACGATTACGGCATCTGGTAAACGATGTGTTGGTGACCCAGGTAACGATCATATCGCATCCTTATTTATGGCCAGTGGCCAAGATGCTGAATGCCCTTTCCAGTGGACTTTCCCCGATGGCGCGGTGCTAACCATGGAAAAAGCAGTTATTAATGTTACAAACCTTAACGCAGGGGACTCTACGGGCGTAGGTCCACTAGAATTTGAGGTACTTAGCAAGGGCAAGCCTAAATTTACTGAGGCTGAGCCCACAGCGTAAACACAGAGAGGTCGTGTAGGCCTCTCTTATTTTTGTCTATTAGGAGGATAATATATGGCAAAACATTTTGATCTAACAGATATCTTACAAACAGATAAACCAACAATTACTATCGGCGACCAGGAGTTTGTTATCAACAACGAAAAGTCAGTCGTGCTATCCGTCAATGCGATGCTAAAAAAAGAGCAAGCTGATGACATAGAGGCAATGGACAAAGCGTTAAAGTTGATTTTGGGCAATGAGGGCTATAAAAGATTCGACAAGTTAAACCTTACAGTACCTGCGTACCAAAAGGTCTATATGGCAGTAATCGCTTGCGTACAGGACGAGGAGCTGGAGGTCGTAGAAAAACGATTTCAAGGAACCAAATAGCTACGAGGATTATTACTATGACATCGAGGAGGACTGGACTCTGATTGAGTCTAGTTTTTTTAAGCAATATGGCATTCGTCTGCGCGTTGTTGACGATATGCCTTATAGCGAGTTTTGTTCTTACCTATCAGGCCTCATGCCGGATACACCTCTTGGCCGGATAGTGCAAATAAGGGCTGAGGACGATAAAGAGGTTTTGAAAAATTTCACGGATGAGCAAAAGCGAATACGTAGCGAATGGCGAAATAAAGTGGCTCAGAACATGCCTGTTAAAGACGCAGAACAAGCAGTAAAAGCATTTGAAGAAATGTTCCGGAAATTAGCGAAAGGAGGCATCTGAAATGGGGCTTAGCGTTGGTGCTATAGGTCTTGACCTAAAAGTAAATGGCGGTAATCTGCGAAAACAGATAACGCGCGAAACACAAGCGGCTGCAATGAGTGCCGAGGGCATTTTAGGCAATAGCTTTAAAAAGATAGGAGCTATGGCAACGGCAGCCTTTTCGGTTGCCGCCTTAGTTAAATTTACAAAGAGCTGCTTAGATATAGGTAGCGACCTTAACGAGGTACAAAACGTTGTAGATACGGCTTTTCCCGCAATGTCATCGCAAGTAAACAACTTTGCACAGCAGGCCATGACTTCTTTCGGGCTGTCCGAGTTAATGTCTAAACAATTTATGGGCACCTTCGGTGCAATGTCAAAAGCTTTCGGTTTCAGCGAAAAAGAGGCATACAACATGTCAGCGACCCTGACAGGATTGGCTGGCGATGTAGCCTCTTTTTACAACATAGATCCCACCGAAAGCTTTACTAAGTTAAAATCTGTCTTTACCGGTGAAACGGAAACGCTTAAGGACCTAGGTGTCGTAATGACACAAAGTGCGTTAGATCAATACGCGCTATCAAATGGCTATGGCCGCACCACGTCGGAAATGTCAGAGCAAGAAAAGGTCGCTTTACGTCTAGCGTTTGTAACGGATAAACTGAGCATGGCCAACGGCGATTTTGCAAAGACACAAAATAGTTGGGCTAATCAGACTCGTATACTTACTTTAAGATTTCAGAGCCTTAAAGGAGCCTTGGGCAAAGGCCTTACAGCAGTTTTTGCACCTATCGTAAAAGGTATTAATTGGGTTTTAGCGAATTTAAAGCCTCTAGCTGATTCCTTCGCGTCTCTAATGGAAATGCTTACAGGGTATAGCGGCGATACAGGTAGCGGAGGCTTGGCTGATACTGCAGCTGGTGCCTCTGATGCAGCAAATGGCATTTCTGACGCATCTGACTCTGCAGCGGATTTGGGTAAAGGTCTTAGTGGCGCGGGTAAAAAAGGCGAAAAAGCAGCTAAACAAATACAAAGAGCTTTTGGTAAAGTAGATACCATAAACAAGTTGAGTTTTGGGGCAAAAGATAGTGGTTCCGATGATGATAGTGATTCAGGTGCATTAGGCACGGGTGGCGATGTGGCCAAGACGGTCAACTTCCCGGAGGCGACAAAGCAAGGGAACCTCTTCAAGGACATGTTTGGCGATATCTTTGACGAGTTTAATCGATTAGCAGGACTCTTTAAGGTCGGCTTTAAATCCGGGTTCGGATCATCGTTTAACGATTTGGCACGTATAAAAGGATACCTTAATGCCATTGGTAATAGCCTTAAAAGCATATTTACGGACCCTATGGTTGTTGCAGCTGCTAAAAATATGTTTAGCGCTATAGCGCAATCTCTTGGTGAGATAGTAGGGTCATTTGCATCTATTGGTACAACGATCATAACACTAATAACTGGGTCTATCTCTACGTATTTATCTAAAAATAAAGGCTTTCTGAAAGATAAACTTGTGCAGATATTTAACATCACTGGGGCAACTGCTTATCTTTTGGGTGAGTTTTCAACTGCCATAGCAGATATAGCTAGAGTATTTGCAGGCGAAAAAGCCATACAGATAGGCGCAAATCTGATACAAGCTATCGCTAATGGCGCGCTTAATTTTATCACGCTTATTTCGCAAGTTGGTTATAAGATCATCAAAGCTATTGCTACACCTATCATCGAAAATAAAGAGGCCATTAAAAAGGCCATCAATCAAGCGTTGACACCTATCATCGATATCACGGGTAAAATAGCCGATACGATGACCGACTGGAACAGCTTTATTAAAGTGGTAGGTGGCGTGGCTGCGGCTTTTTTAGGCTTTAAGACAGCTGCGGCGCTAGTTGCAAACTCCGGATTGATCAGTACCCTGACAACTGGTATCTCATTGTTTGGTGCTGGTATAAAAGAGGGCAGTGGCTTTTTAACATCATTCAGCGCATTGTTTCCCAAGCTTGGTGGAGCTATGTCCACAGCAGGTACGGCGGTATCTACTTTTGCAACAGGTGTAGCAAGCGGTAACGGCGTATTAGCCTCGTTGCAAGCTGTATTGCCGACATCCATATCATCCTTTAGCGGACTAGGTACGACCCTGTTAGGGTTGGTCAATCCGGTTACGATCGTCATAGCTTCTATCACGGCATTGGTCGCTGGATTTACGTATTTATACACTACGTCGTCGTCCTTCAGGGATAAGATTAATGCGGTATTTAGTAGTGTGGCAACACAGGTTGGTGGGGTTATAACAGGATTGGTTGATATCATTAAGACAATATGGTCAGCAGGCGTAGGGCCTGTAGTGACCAATACAATAACAGCCTTTCAAAATCTTTGGGATAATGGCTTAGCTGTGTTCATTGAAAATGTATCATTGTTTGTTGGTAAACTTATTGAGCTAGTAATGGGCGTCTGGAATAATGCAGTTAATCCATTTATTGAATTGCTACTTAATACTTTTTTGCCCATTTTTACAACTGTGTGGAATGGTATCCTTGCTGTGGCTACACCTATCATTAATAATATCATGAGCTTGGTAAATGATTTTATGAGTGTGGTTAACATTTTGATGGACCTGCTAAACAAAAACGTATTGCCTATATTTAAAACGGTATTCAAGGGCATATCAGAGGCGGTTAAGAGTTTTTACGATATGGCAAAACCGCATATTGATAACTTTATGACCTTACTTAGCAGCGTCATAGATTTTGCACAAAAATTGTTTTTAGCACCTCTGAAAATAGTATTTAAGACAGTCGTAGAGGTAGTTAAAGCTATAAAGGAGCCAATAGCCAGTGTTATTGATGGCGTCAAGACTACTTTTAAAGGCATCATTGATTTTGTAACCGGTATTTTCACAGGCAATTGGCGTAAGGCTTGGGGTGGTGTGAAGAATATCTTTAAAGGCATGTGGAACTCTTTATCGGGCATTGTATCAACTGTCTGGAAGACCATAACGGGCCTATTCGGTAATGCCGGAAAGATCTTTAGTGGTGTTGTAGAGGGTATCTCTAAAGTATTTAAAAGTATCATCAATTGTATTATCGACGGTATGAATCGAGTCATCCGGATACCTTTCGATAAGATCAATGGCATCCTGAACGGCATACGTAGTTTTAAGATACCTTTGGTTGGTAGGCCATTCGAGGGCTTGTGGGGCGAAAACCCTTTGCCTGTACCTCAGATACCTAAATTGGCGCAAGGTGGCTATGTTAAGGCTAATCAACCTCAATTGGCTATGATTGGTGATAACCGGCACCAGGGTGAGGTTGTAGCACCTGAGGGCAAACTGGCCGACCTTTTGGATGAGGCCTTGGCACGACAAAAGCAAGATAGTAATGTTGCGGGCATTACCGAAATTATAAGCCTGCTTAAACAGCTGATTGCTGCTATAGCAAGCTTGTCCTTGTCGGTAGATATTGACCGTAAAAAGTTAGCAATACTCTTAAGAGCCGCCGAAAAAGAGTTAGATATGATAGGAGGATGATGACATGGCTTATTTGATCATAGACGGTGTAGAAATCAAAAATTTGGTCAGCTACGATGATTTGTTATCAACTCAGGATGGCGAGGATAGCGGGCGAAACCCCGCTCTCGTCATGAATAGAGATATTTTAGGGCGCATCCTGAGCATCACTGCCAAGGTGGGCGTTACGCCACAGGCAGAGGCCAGCAAGTTACTAAAGCTGTTAAAAAACCCTAAAATGTCAGTCAAATACTATAACAGCGAAACCGGAAAGATGGAAACGTGCGCATCGATGTATTGTGTAGACCCAAAAAAGACAAGAGTAGATGGGCTGTTTAGCTATTTTAAGGAGATAGAGTTTACGCTCAACTCTAATAAAAAATATGATTAGCGTATCTCAAGACTTTAAGGATGCTCTTAAATCAAGTGCTAGACAGCTTGATGCTTACTATGTAGTGGATGGGCAGACTTATCATCCTATTACTTTCACAGTTGATCGTAAGGTCTACAGTAGCGACACCGAAACTTTTATCGGGTCATTTATCGGTGCCTCGGGATCTATCAAAGTTCAGGCAATAGATGCGGTTAACTTAGAGGATAAGTGGTTTACCCTATTTGGCGGTATACAGGTTGCCGGAGCCATGCAGTACGTACAACTCGGTGAATTTAAGGTGTATGAGAAATCAGATGCACAAGAGTATAATTTTGCCGATAAACGTATACTTTTTAACGTTAAGGCAGCTGTTGATGAGATTGCCTATCCTACTACGCCTTTGAAGTTAGCACAATGGTGCTGCTCAAAGGTAGGAGTACCCCTTGCAAATGCGAGTTTTCCTAATTGCGATCTCAATATACCTAAAGCTATTAGTTACGGGTCAGCCGCGACTTATGCCGATATCATACAAGCCATAGCGCAAGCTAGCTGTTCTTTTGCCGTTATCGACGGTGCCGGCAAGTTGAGTTTTAGATGGTTTGAGGACGTAGAAAACTTTACTCTTGACGTAGAAAATCTATCTCAGAGTTGGCCAGTGACAGCCGAATCTTTTGGCCCTATCAATTCGGTAGTATTATCACGCGAACCGCTAAATGACTATATTGACATTACGGATAAGGAGTCAATAGCTGCTAATGGGCTAACGGAGTTAAAGATAGCTAATAACCCTATATTGGATATAGACAGACATACGTCTAAGATAGCCATCTTTAATCTTATCAATGGCTTTACTTATGTTCCTGTAACTGTTAGTACCCAGGGTATGATGATATTAGAGGCTGGTGATATCGTACCTTTGCAGCTTAAGGATGGCACCTACGTCGATTTATATGTACTGGATCATACGCTTACCTATAGAGGCTCGATGCTATCTGATTTTGAGACACCAGCTATGAGCAAAACACAGATAGACTACCAAAAATCTGAGAGCGTGCGGCAGACTATCAAAAACACAGAGGCCATAGTAGATAAGCAAGACCAAAAGATTAGCCTCATCACGGAAAAGCTTAACAGCACGGTCGATACTCTCAAAAATTCTATCTCCGTATCTTTATCAACAAACTATGTGGCAAATCAATCTTATGAGCAAGCAACTAAAAAGTATGCGCCTGATTATACGTTAACACCTTTAAAGATCATGGCTACTGTTATGGACAGCCTGATGCAATCATCTGTGGCAGCTACGATCACATGGACACGCAAGGTACAGGACAGCGATAAGTGGACAGCCTTGACCACAGGTGAATCGGTTAGTGGTAATACACTAACGATATCTCATAATCTTGCTAAGACAACACAATACAGAGCTGTAGCAAGCGTTAAGGTAGGTGCTACGCAATATACTGCTGAAAAGACCATCACCATAAATGTCAATATCCTTGAGGATACGACCATCAAAGGCGATGTCTGCAAGATAGAGGCATCCAGCTATTGTTTCACGGAAATGAAAGAGCAAGTGGAAAGCGAAGATGAGGAGGGGAATATCACCACGGAAACAGTGAGTGTATACAATCCCGGCAACATCACACTGACACCAAAGTTCTTTAACTGTAATTTTGATTGTTGGCAATATTCGGCTGATCTCGGTACAAATTTTACGGTCATAGAGCCTACAGACGAACCGTACCAATTTGAAGAGGATGACCCAAGTGCAGGCGATGAAAATATCGTACGGGTAAAGGTCAATGATGCTTATCTTGAGGGCGTGCATTTTAATAAGAAAAAACGGATACTTACAGTATATTATGACGCAGATTGTTTTGATGAGGCACGAGCAGTCGTATTTAAACTGAAAAGTGATGTTGATGGCGGCAGTGATACGGTCACCCTTACTCTAGATGGTGATCACGAAACGCAATATGGTAATCTCAGTGACGCGCTAGATGCCCTAAAAGAAAGCTATACAAGCATCATACAAGAATTGGATGGCCTCGAGGGAACGATCACAACCAGAATAGAACAATCAGATGCCATCTATACAGATATGTTCGAGGATGTGCAAAAACAAATTAGTGAGATCATACAAACGGCATCCGATATCACTGAAACCTTTACCAGCGTAAAAGAGTGGGTCGATGAGAATGGCAGTGATCTAGAACAGATATCGACCTATATCCGTCGCAGCAGTGCCGGAATCGAGGTCGGTGAAGTGGATGCAGCCGTTAAGACATTGATGGGAACATCCTATTTCGCCATCTTGTTAAATGATAGCATTGCCATGAAGTTGGAAAAGGATCTACTTACTATAAAAAAGGTACTGGCTCAGTCCGGTCTACAATTAGGCAAGAATATTTTTACCGCAAACAGCGTAGGCTTTAGGATCACATGGGGAGGTTAGATAAATGGCAAGTACACCAAGCATAACAATAACGCAGAACTCACAGAGCATTGCAAATAATACCTCCAGTATTACGGTCAAATGTTATGTAACGACATCCGGTGGATCGTATAACAACTATAGTCCATCAGGCAAGTGTACCATCAATGGTACGACCTACTCTTTTAGCCATAGTATACCGGCAAACACAAAGACGCTAGTATACTCTAAGACCGTAACGGTTGGGCACAACACCGATGGTACCAAAACAGTAAGCGCATCGTTTACCTTTAACACCGAGTTGTATGAGGGTACCATCAAGGCAAGTACGTCTAAAAAGTTGACGACCATACCACGGACGACGACACCAAGCCTTAGTGCAAGCAGTGTAAAGCCCGGCGGTAGCATTACCATATCCATGCCAAGGGCGAGCTCAAGTTTTGATCATACGCTGACCTATAGCTGTGGCAAGAGCAGTGGTACGATTGGTAGCAATTTGGGTACATCAAAGACATGGACCGTACCGACATCGTTTATTACGCAAAACCCTAATGGCAATCAGACCTGTACCATCACCTGTAAGACGTATAGCGGCAGCACATACATCGGCAGCAAGAGCGTATCTATTACCGTCGGTTATTACGGAGCGAGCACATTTACGCTAAGTGGTGGCAGCGTAGGCAGCTCTGTCACAGCATCCATCACGCGCAACTATAGCGGTTTTACGCATCAAGTGTATTGGAAATTTACAGGGCAGAGCAGCTATACAAGTGCATCATCAAGTGCCGGTACATCCCTTACATGGACACCGCCGGCATCTACTTTGTATGCATTGATACCGAGTACCACCAAGGGCACCTTGACGGTATTGGTAAGGACCTATTACGGCAGCACTAAGATAGGATCTGACGCTACCAAGACATTGACCTTGAGTGTGCCATCGAGCATCGTACCATCGCTTACATCCGTGTCTGTCAGTGAGGGCAACGCTACGGTAACATCGTTAATCGGCGCTTATACCCAAAGCAAGAGTAAGATAAAGACTACCATCAACGGAGCTAAGGCAGGCTCCGGCTCCAGCATCAGCGCTTACTCTATTACCGTTAAAGATTCCGCAGGTAAGACCCTATCGACGATAAATGCTAGCAGCGGTACCTCAGGCACCATTACATCAAGTGGTACTATCACGATTACCGGTAAAGTAACCGATAAGCGCGGACGGACAGCATCAAAGAGCGTAACCGTAACAATGCTGGCATACACGGCACCAACGATATCCGGTGTATCGGTCACACGTAGCACGGATACTACAGCACTTGTCAAAGGTACGCTCAGTGCTAAATCTTTAATAGTCAGCAGTACAGAAAAAAACAGCATCAAGTATAAGATAGGCTACAAGAAGATTGCCGATACATCCTATACCTATGTCACAGGTACTTCGGCGAGTCTTTCACTGGCCTTATCCAAGACTATAAGCGGCTTAGATGCTACAAGCAGTTATGACGTTATCGTCTATGGTGGCGATGTCTTTGGTTACACGTCTACTTATGTACCTATCACGATATCGACTGCTAAAGTACCCTTTGACTTTGATGTTAAAAACGGTAAATTAGGTATAGGCAAGATCAATGAACGAGGATCACTTGATGTTAAGGGTCACAGCTACACCGGCGGCAATCAATATGTAGATGGTCTTATTTACACCGGGGGTAAATCCGAGGTGGGTGACGGAGTTTCGGGCTGTCTTCTGGGCGGCTCTGGCAATTTGGAACTTGTCGGACCGGTGCCTTACATTGACTTTCACTATAACAATAGCACAGATGATTATAGTACGCGTATAATCTCGGACATGGCTGAGCGTTTGTTATGCACAAGTTATTTTTATGCCAATAAGTCTATATATACCTACGGGGACTACGTCGGTATAAATCGCGACACATCCACGTACGGTGCGGGTATATACAGCGATCGCAGCTCGTATGCTGCTTTTTATCTCGATGGCGCGAGCGGTTGGGTATCAATGTTAAAACTGTTTGCATCGTATGCACAATTCAACAAGGCGTTACGCGTTGAAGGTGATTTAATGCCAATGAGCAGGATATATGGCAATGCGATCAGATCTGGACAGGTCGCTATCATGTCGATTGCAAACAAATATACGTCTTTGACTGTCACGTTTCCCGAGGCGATGGCTAAGAGTCCATATGTACAAGTGACAGCCGGCACCACCGAAGTCGGAAACACCGTCAAAGGCGTAGGTTTTGCGAGTGCATCATCGACGCAAGTCAATATCATTTTGTATCGTACTAATGCGGTCAATACCAGAGTAGATTGGTTAGCGATATGCGGATAGGAGGTGTAAAATATGGGTTTAAAAGATATAGATAAAAAAGTTGGATGGATGTGCATTGATTCTAACCGTAACGGTGTAGCCTTTTCTTACGACGAGATTATGATGGAAGGCTGTTTAACTATTAAGGTAACGTGTACAAACGACATAAATATAGATCAGATATCAGGCTATATTCTAAATGATGACAATACCCTAACATGGTCAGATGATAAATGGTATAAGTATCAACATGATGTAGTAGAGCCTAATAACATTAGAGTACGCAGGGAAGAGGAGTGTTTTAGTTATATCAATCGTGGAGATGCGTGGTATGAACTATATGTCAATACTCCCGAAAGAGTTAAGGAATTTAATGAGTGGTATCAAGCGTGGCTCAACGCACCACAGACCAGAGTTATACCAACAAAGCCGGAATGGATTGATTAGGAGGTGATCCTGATATCTCGTTTCTAAGGGTGTACGTCAACACCCTTTTTAATTTACCCGCTAAGCGGATGAGGAGAATGTATATGAACTTTGAAGATCTTACACAGTATTTTGTATTAGTTGTTATGGTAGCTTGCTTGGTCATCGGATATATCTTAAAGACAAGCTTTGATAGGGTGCCTAATAAGTACATACCTGCCATCTTAGCAGTAGTAGGTGCTGTGCTAAATGCAGCAGTATCGGGTGTGTCCATTGAGTCCATCGTTTATGGCGCTCTTATGGGATTGGCATCTACAGGCATGCACCAAGCCTTTACACGCTTTGTTGAAAATAAAGACAAGGAGTAATTAATAATGGATAAGCTACAAACGCTACTGGCCGTATGCGGAGGCATATCTGTCATAGGCGGTGCTGCCATCATGGTGTACCGCTTTATCACACCGGCTCTAAGACTAAACAAACGTATCGAAATACTAGAACGACATCAGACAGCTGATTATGAAAGACTAGCCACCATTGAGGATATGCAGTGCGAGCAAAATCGTGCCTTGGCGGCTCTACTGAATCATCAAATTGATGGCAATGGTGTCGAGAATATGAAAAAGATACGTGATAATCTACTGAAGAGTATCATTGAAAAATAGGAGGCAAATATATGAAAATAAATGTACATGGTGGCCACAATAAACTCACACCAGGAGCACATAGCTTGTTGGATGAGCTGACAGAAGACCGAAAAGTTAAGGCTAAAGTGATCAATTTACTTAGAGCTGCAGGACATACGGTGTATGATTGTACTGATGACAAAGGCAAGACCGAGGATGATAATCTCGTAAACATTGTTAAAAAGTGCAACGCACACAAGGTTGATATCGATGTATCTATTCATCTTAATTGCGGGCGTAACGATAAGAAAGGTGATGGAGATACTGGTGGTGTTGAAGTGATTATTTAGGAATAAATTATATATGTCTTTTTGACTATCTTTTTATATCTTCTTAAATGTCCGTAAA